TTCCATCCGAATCAACAAAACGATCTTCATCGGTATTTGTCATCATAAATGGCATTAAATCATCTTCTAGTTTATCAATTTTCTCACTATAGAGTGTCTTACGGAAATCAATATTGAGCATTTCCTTAAAATAAGGCTGACTCATGACCCACGCATTGAGTACCATAGACATAATCAGATCATCATGGTGACCATCTTCTGCTTCATATGTATCTCGTTTACTGACAAAGGTTGTTGCTTCACTGATCAGATCAAAATCATTCAATATCAATTTGTCGTTTTCGACAAGTGATTTCAGCATCGAGCAACCGATCTTCTTGGTTGGGGATGATGTCCGAAGACCAAAATACGACGAACCCTGACCGAAACCACCGTCGAGAACCTGTCCTTTGCGCCCGCGTAACGAAACAGACAGAAGACCTTCATATTCATATTCATTATGTAGAATATCGGAGACTTGCTGGCCGATATCATTAATTTCGACCAAACACCATGCATCGTTATATGTTTTGCAAACACCATGCACGACCGTAGGTAAAACCATGGTCGACATAGTGTTGTTTCTGAATGCAGCGACAACTTTATATGGCAATTCGGTAACATCAATTACCGTAAATGCATGATAGTCTTTACCAACACCTCTAGAAACATCTACGGACATGAGATAAGTATGACCTTCTTTTGGTTCTTCGTATAAACTCAATCCATCTTCTTGTCTTCGAATTGGATCCTCAAATGTAAGTGTTCGAAGTTTCTGGGCACTGAATAATGTGTCTGTACTGCCCAAGAACTCACAATTAAATTCCGCATCGAACTGCTCCTGAGAAGTGTTTCGGATCGTTTCTTCTTTCCACTTCTCGTCACGACCAGGAACCTGCGACCAATGAACCTCAATTGGAACATACTCGTTTCTGCCTTTTGTAGCATCAGTCCAGAAACGATAGAACATATTCATGCCCTTTGGAGTGGACACAATAAGAACCTTGGTCGATTGACCAGATGAAATCGTAGGATAAACAGAACTAAAGAATTCATCAGCAATGTTTGGCGGAACGAATGCAAATTCGTCAAGGAAAATCATATTGAAAGAACCACCACGGACCGCAGATGAAGATGTAGAAGATGCAAGAATCTTTGAACCGTTTTCTAACTCAATAGAACCTTTGTTCCATTCGACAATACCTTGTTGCATCCAGTCTGGAAGGTATTCATATGCGAGTTTCAGACGATGTAGAATATCTCTCGCAACCGGCGCCTTGTTGGCAAGGATAGCAACATTCATATCCTGATTGAACAGAACATAATGAAGAATGTATGCTACAATAGTTGTTGACTTACCGGTCTGCCGGGGGAGTTTCGCAATAACGAAACGATTATCATGTACAGTTTTTACAATGCCCTCTTGATAATCATATAGGTCAAAAGGCACAAGACCCTTATCAAGAGAAACAATTTTCATGTAGTTACGAATGAAATAGATTGGATCATCCGCACACTTCATATATTCCTTAAGTTGCTCTTGTGTGTAACTAATACGCACACCGGCTGACTTAAGGTTAGGATTTCCTAGATATCCTTTTTTCTTATCCGTCATTGTCTTCTAATTGCTTTCGCATCGCCTCATTTTGAACACGCTTATTTTTACTACGGTCTGGATTTGCCAAATCTAAAAGATCAGAAGTGGATAGAAAAACATTTGTACTTGTAGATTGATCTATGTTGATTTCTTCTTTGTTGTACTCTTTTTTCTTCGTATGCAAATCTAATAGGTCTTTATTCACATCAGCAACAGTTTTGATCATCTGTGCCACAACTTCAAATGCTCTCGGCGATTCACCACATTCTGCAATCGTCAAAATAGTATCAATTGCGTCTTCGCCCTTTTTCACTATCTTATGTAGGTTTCGGCGAACAGTGTCATAATCACGATCCGCTTCTGATTTCTTTTGCTCTGCTAGTTCAGTATACTGAACTAGCAGAGGCTCTGCTAGTTCACTAGTAGCATCTTTATCAGGTAGTGATATCTCTTTGGTTTCTTCAGTAATGACATCAACTGGCGCAATAATTTTATCTGCCGAAACTTCTTCAATTACGGGGTCAATATTAAGCGCAGCGGCAATTTTACTTTTTGATTTCTTATTCATACCATTATCCTGTGTATCCTCCGGTAGCACCGAAGATATCAATGAACCAAGGCCCAACAAGTCCTTCACCACATCCACCACCAGCAGATAGGCCCGCTGCAAGTGTGTTCCCTCTTACATATACATCAGTCTGTGTTGCGTATGTGCTTCCATAAACTGCATCATCGGGAACTACAACATCGACTCTTGAGAATGCACCAGTTGCACCTGTGATACCATCTTGTCCTGTGAAACCAAGATCGTTGAATTCACTTGGTCCAGATGAACCATCATATACAAGACCTTCGAGGTTGAACAATCTTGTTTGCACTTTCTTGATGATCTTTGTGTCTCTAATCGGTCCATATAGGTATGTTTTCATCGTGAACGAGAGTGTATAGGTCAATGATCTCAAAGTATCATAATCGCCTTCGTAATCTTCAGCAAAACTAACACTATCGAGAATCAATGGCACATCAACCTTTTGTGCTACATCATTGAAGTTCATTGGTATAGTGAAGTGTGGGTTAAAATATGGTGCAATCTGTTCTACGATTTGCAAACCATCTTCGATGTTCCGCACCATGATATGAAGATCAAAATTCACATTGTATGGAATTTCAGCGTATGTACTTTTGACAGTACTTGCATCAGATGCATTTGGAGCAAATCTTCTGTGTGTTCTGTTTCTTGCTCGAACTGCATCGTAGTTTAGACCTGTGATTTCAAACCCCATATATGGTAGTGTGATTGAAGTTCTGGTTTCACCGTCAATGCTACTGTTTTCTTGTAGTCTTCGAATGAATTTCTCTTTAGGACCATAAGACAACGGGACTCGAATAGTTTCATTTGAGTTGGTTCGCTTGATATCGATTTCATCAAACAACACTCCGAATGCGATAACACTTCGGCGAATTGACTTGTTGTTGAAGTGTTCGAACATTTAAATGTTCCCCAAACTAAATGGATCATTCTCGGAAAAATCAATGATACTATCTCGATCTGCTTCGAGTTGTATATCATCATTGTCACCTTGTGGTACATCAATATTGAGGTTCGGAACAATCATGGTTGTGCCAGTAATGTCAGACAATGTATATTCAGCACCAGACGATTGACCAATAACAGAATCGGATAATCCGCCTGAGTTGAATGTTCCGGTGCCAGACGCAACAGTAAGAATACCAGTTGCAGGTGACCATTCGATTACTGTAGCAGTTGCAGTTGCATCGGCCGATAGACCACCTGTTTGTCCTGATACCTGATAAACAATTTCGCCTTCATAGAATGCAGCAGTTACAGACAACTGACTACCAAGGGTAAATTCATCTGCATACTCTTTGCGTTCGTCCTCTGCGGAATCAATATCAGAGAAGCCAGTGTTGATTTCTTCGTGACTGTATCGGAATAGATCACATGAGAGTTTATATGTGTAGAGATTGCCTACCTGATAGAATGGATTTTCATGCTCTACGAATTTGATTTCAAAGATACTTTTGCTCAACGGAAAGTAAATAAGATCACCTTCTCTTGGACGGGTGATGTTGCTATGCGACATTGTTTGTTCGAATCTTTTTTTCGATACAACCAATGTGATAGAATCTCTGATCTCTAAACCGAATTTAGCAATGAAATCGCCTTCGCCTTCGAAACCATCGTAACTATCAATGTACATTTCAATGTTGTTGCCTTCTTCAAACTTAGACAAAACATCTTCACCGAACAACTGGTCAATATCCACATGTGTTCGTGGAATATAGACCATGTCTTGTCCGTGAATCTTGATCGCTTCGATCGTAAGATCGTTGACCAATGATTGTTCTGAACCTCTATATTTGAAGTAAGGATTCTTTGCCATGTAGTTTATCCTAACAATATACTAAAATCATCCTGTAAAAAAGTCGATTGGAAGTTCATACCGCAATTGCATTTCTTCTTCGATTTTCTCTACCTCTGTGTTTGCTTGTTCGTAAATTTGAGAACCATTGAAAGCAATACCACCAGGGAGTTGAATATTCTCAAACTTCGAAAGATTCATGCCCCATTGCCTTTTGACCAATGCGGTTGCATACTTCTTAAGCAATCTGTCATTGTAAATCTCTTTGAAATCTTCCGGATTGATAGTAGCATAGCACTCAAAAACTAACCATGCGCCCGCAGAAACATCTTCTTCCCAGTTCATGTCAATGTAAAGGCGATTTGTGACGCGAGAGAATCGAATCATCTTTTCAGGATCAAGCATATTCTGAATCAGACTCAAGTGGCGTTTTGTAATGTCATAGTGTGCCATAGTTGCTGAACCAGATCGAATGCCATAGAAGTCATTCAATGCCATTTGATATCGAACATCAAATAGGTTCGAAGACATTTCTGAAAACTGATATAGACTAATAATGCTGATGATGTTTGGATCAACATCATCAAGTGGAATATATCCACCGTTTAGTGGATCAGCAGCGGCCCTGGCCATATCGTCAGCAGTAATCTGGTAACGATAGTATCTTCGTTCTACGCCGTCAAAGTGATACTCAGCGAAGAATTGTAATGCATCATCTAGACGATCTTCCAACTGTGCATCATCGACATTAATCTCAACTACCGGAGCACCCAGTGTTCTTAGGATGTAGTCTTTTAATTGTTGTCTTGTTGCTGGGGATGCCATACTAATTCCTTTACTCTAAAGTAGTTCCAACCTTATATATGCGTCAGAGTGCCTTTCTTTGTAATTCACGAATCATGGCCTGTCTCAAATCATCATTTGTTGAACGAAAAAGAATCTCCAACTCATGTAACTTGCTTATATAAAAGTCACATTCAGGGGATTCTTTCGGTAGTTTGATTTGGTTTGATTTACCTACGATGATGTAGTGTTTGTGTCCTCGTACATATACTCTCGAAGATGCATTTTTAGGAAGTGAATAGGATGGGTGAACCAGTCTAAACTCATCGAGTGTGAACAGTTTATCATTGATGATGATATCATCGTCTGGTGTATGTTTGAACGAATATGATTTCATTATTACAATTCTGCATCAACAACCCATGCACCCCTCAATCGCGTGATTGCTGGTGATCCTGTGTTTGTATCAAACCACAATGAGAAACCATCTGGAGTAACATGCGTGATGCCTGAGTTATTAAAGTCTAAGTTTTCATCACCCGCTGTGGCAACCCCGTCTGAACCGGAAAGTCCTGCAATGCTGTGTCGGAAAGTGTAGTTGTCATCTTCATAGTTCAAGTTGCTTAATGAAGCACCAAGAGTTGTGCCACTCACAGGAACATATGCGCCGCCGTCCCAATTATGTGCATAGTCTTTCTTGACAACACTAAACGGGACACGAACATAGTTCAAAG